GATAAAACAGCAAACGCTATTCTTGGATTTTCGGTCACTACATGTTGAGTGTATGGAAGAAATCTTCTCTCAAATTTCACATCTCCGGAAACATCGTTGTAATCAGATGCGGGAATTGATTGAACTAATTTATATTTTGTGTCTTTTAAAAGTTCAACTAATTCAACCCACTTATGCCATCCCCAATCTTTATTGTCAGCAGATGTCGTATTCTTAATTGATGGGTTTATAAAAATAAATTCTTTTTCATCAACAAGAAGTTGTTTTGCTTCATCTATTTCTTCATCTGTGAATATAAGTTCAGAAGGCATTACATGGAAATCATAATTGAACTCCATTTTACCAGCCATACTTTTAAGATACCATCTCAATCCTCTCATTCCATTTCCAGGAGCAGGATGTGTGTCAACAACTATAACATCATTGGGATCTTTTACGTCTTCATGTTTAACAATATATGGAATATTATTCCACATTGGAGACCAAGAGTTATCTGGTGTTGTTACTAGTTTGCCTGTTTCTTCGTGAACCTTTTTTGCAAAACTGGTATACATGATGTCATCGCCTAACCCCATTGCTTGCGCCAATATGTTTCCTTGCCAACTCGATTGCCATTACTATAACCAAGACCGTTTAATAGCTCTTCGATTTCATTGAAGTTTGCGATCTCAGCTTCATCGCGAACTGGCGTTTCAAGACATAAAACTGGAGAGTTTTCTTTCAAGGTATTTGTTGCACCTCTAAGTATTTCAATTTCGTATCCCTGACAATCCACTTTGATTAAATCCACATCGGTGAATGAGAATGAATCCATCGGGACAATCGTAATGTTCTCTTCACGAAGAATTACGTCGCCTTCGCCTGTAATTGTGGCATGCCCTGAACTACCTTCAAGAATCTTAATCGTTACCTCTTCGTTTTTATTTCCAAGACCAACTCCATGGATAGTTTTGTTATTACATCCCTCAAGATTTTTCTTAAGTACCTCACGTGTAGAGGTTACAGGTTCAAAACAAATAACATGACTAAAGTAATTACAGAAATCTTTTGCCCATAATCCAATATTTGCTCCAACATCAATTGCAGTACGTCTCGGATTTGAATGATTAATTGCAGCGATTCGCTGGTTTGGCTGGTAAATGCCACCGTTTTGCATCATGTATTCGATCTGATGAGTCTCTTCATCAGTGAACCACCAATCGCCTAACTCTTTTACTTGTTTCATCAATTATTTTCCAATTATGTTATATTCGATTGGAGGATACTCACCAACCAATCCATTATAACCCGCATCATTCGCTTCAATCAATAGATTTTCAAACAGTTTAACAAGATCGGATCTTGGATGTTCTTCTGGTGTTCCAGTAAACCAACCAGGTCTCCAAGGTTGTGTTGCCATATTTGTCCAGTGAAGTTGCCAGATATCTTCGATTGCTAAATCTTCTCCATCAAGACAGTTCCATCTTGGATCAAGTTCATGTACAAGATTGTCATTGCCACTAAACTGACGAATACTTCTTTGATGAAAGGTATCCATATTTTTTTGTCTACTTGATGGAACAGCATATCTTTCAAATCGAGCACAATCAATCAGTGTAACACAAAATTCATGACCGCCGAATCTATTGCCTTTTCGAGCAGCGAGTGGTTTACCTTCCATATCGGTATTCCAAAGTTCAGCAATATCACGAAAGTTAATCATATCACAATCGGTGTATAATGCTCGACCTTTAAAGTTACAATACTCTGCGATAGCCCAACGATATCCACTGAATGGCGTTGGCCAATTTACTGTGTTCCAACCATGCCAATATGAGTTGGGATCATTTGTTTGACGCATCCAAACAATATCAAGTTCTTCACTACAGTTTTTTCGTAATGTGTATTCGTAGATTGCTTCAGTAGGGCAGTCTTCACCATTTGATGAAGAACCAATAAACATTTTAATCATGTTCTTTAACTCTCACATAAGATACTTTTGAACCACACTTTTCAATCATTTCAAAACCCTGTTCTAGAATTGTTGGTTCATATTCATCATGATTATACTTCTTCTTATACTTATCTATATCATCATAAATGACTACACCACCAACTGGAATTCGAGGTAAGAAGAATTCAGATTCGTCAATCACGTCTTGCATACGATGAGGACCATCAATATGAACTAATGCATATTTGTTTACAATGTCTTTCCACTCATAATCTTCAGGTGTGTATTGATTCGTTTCCCAAATTTTTCTTTCATAAATTGGAATACCATCAGCAAATCGATTAAAGAACTCAAAGTCTTCCATCTCTAACAATGTGAAGTCTTGTTCATTCATTGCCGCAAATGCCATTAAATTATACTTAGCGTGAATTTTTAATTTGTTTGAATACTGTTTACGAATATCACCATAACAATCGACACCAAAATAACGACGATGTTTATCATCGTTAGCAAGACAAGAGTTCATAATAGTGAAAGTGCCCATACCAAGTCGAACACCAATTTCTAGAATCAGACCATCAACGCCTTTAATCTTCTGGGCAGCATTCCATAAAACATGATAATCAGAACTATCACCTTGAATGTTTAGTTTGTTGATCTGTACTGGGATTTCAATATTGGGATACTGTTTAGTTGCCCACTCAGGAACTGGTTTCATTATTTTTTCCTTCAATAAATCCTGGCGTTTCATAAAAATTATATGTTGGTTGATATTTGTCTTTTGATGATCTAGTAGTCTCCATAACACCACCATCAACATCACCATACACACAAACACAGGGTGGAGGATCAACCGCAAGCAAATCGATATCTAGATATTTACCGATATGATTTGATTTTTGTCTCATAAAAAACCACTGATCAATACTATCCATCACACCTTCTTTTTCAACATGATTAACAATTTTTTCAGCAGTTTTCGCAGTCATCGCATAACCATGACCACCAGCATTGTTTAATATTTTATAATACTTATCAGCTGGTTTTGGAGGTGTATAGAAATCTAATGATGGAACTCTTGGACCTAAACAAACAATGTGATCATTAGGTAATTCCATGTGCGTAAAATCAATTAATGGAAAACAATCGTGTTCAAAAAATGCAGTAGTTAAACCAGAACCTGCAGCTAGTTTCCACATATGTAGATGACTTGCATAATTTGATGCTGTGCCTGGACCTTTTGGACCGCCGTTATGATATGTACCAAGATCACGATACAACTGCATTGTATCTTCTACATGATCAAAATTTGCGTGAAGTGTATATTCTAATCCAAGTTTATCACATTGGTTTACAAAAGTTTCTTTTAATTTTGCAGACAAAGGGTTGTTTGGCATATACCCATAAAATATTTGTTCAATCAAAAAGCAATGTCCTTTTTCTCAACATGTAATGTATTGCTATCTTTTACTGAACCACCAACAGTTTTACGCACGATATCTGCGCTGATTGGTTCTACATAATAAATTTCTAACACCTTTGCATCATTTAAATTAGTTTCAAACCAATGATACTCATTTGGTTTTACTGTTGTGAAATCACCTGAACGCAATCTAGTAACATCCACTAAATCATAATCATTCTTACGAACATGAATTTCAATCACACCATCAACACAATAAAACGCATTCCACTTAAACTCATGTTTGTGTTCTGAGCATTTCATTTTTGGTTTCACATCAATTCTATGAACTTCAATCATTGGAGTAACAATAAGTGATTCTGTAGTTCCCCATACTTTACCCATTAACATGATATTTAATTTCCTTTACAACATTTTCAAAATCTTTTAAGTGTAACATATTTGGTCCATCGCTTGGCGCATTATCTGGATCTTCGTGAACTTCCATAAAGAAATTCTTTACACCGACGGCGGCGGCAGCGCGAGCCAGACCAGGAACATATACGCGATTACCACCAGAACTAGCCCCAAGACCACCTGGTTTTTGGACTGAGTGGGTAGCATCAAAAACAATAGGTACATCAAAGGTATCAAGCATATACTGTATACCAGTATAATCGACAACGAGATTATTATATCCAAAACTCGTTCCCCTTTCTGTTATCATCACATTATCAGTACCAGTCTTTGAAAGAATACCTGTTACATCCCAAGGCGCAAGAAACTGCCCCTTTTTGATATTTACTGTATGACCTGTTTCTACTGCTGCTTTCAATAAATCTGTTTGACGACAAAGGAATGCAGGTATCTGAATAATGTCTGGTAAATTTTTTGCTCTCCATGCTTTTTCAATTTGTTGTGGTTCATGAAAATCTACACAAGTCTTTATACCTGTATCTAATCTAATTGAGTGAATCCACCATAGACCATCATTACCCGGACCACGAATACCCGATTCACTACTGCGATTTGCTTTATCAAACGATGCTTTAAAATAATAATCAAATCCATACTTGTCACAGATTTCAGCGCAGTGATTGGCAATTCTTAATCCCTGCTCTTTACTCTCTATCTGGCATGGTCCAGCAATAATAATCATTTTGTTAATTCAGAAATACGTTGGTATGCTTCTTGTAATTGCTCTTGCAACTCTCTTACATTTTTTTTTAAAATATCGATTTCTGAAACAGGAATGGGTGCACCCCACAATTCAACAGGAACATCTTCTCGACAAGGATAAACGTCATCACGTTTACCAATCAACGAATCATAAGCAGCCTGTGATTTTTCTTCATGATCATTCATTTTACGTTTCTCTACCATTTTACGAACTATAAACTGATCCCAACTTTCATTAGGATTTTCTTCACGGTAATCAAATTCATTATAAGTCATTTTTTATTCTTTGTCAATAGATGATTTCGATTAATTTTACAGCCAATAAACTCGTTGTAATATTCATCTGGTCGTAATAAACATTCAGTCTCAAATTGTCTTTGCGCTTCATAATAACTCATTTCGCTTTTAGATTTACAGAGCCTAACTATTTCTCTCTTGAATGTATTCTTTCCTTCTTCTTCTACCAACTGCTTTACAGTTTCACTTGAACCGAAATAATCTTGCCAATCAGTTTCGACTATCTTAGTTCTCTTTCGAGTCTTCCCTTTCAATGGTGGAAGTCTTCTTTTTGACATCAAACCTTTCTTACCGATATATATCTTTCCATTACGAGTGTCGGTTATCTCATAAACAAAACCAACATTATCTTCAATCATCTCACTGGTAAACGGTTTTCCATTATAATACCATGTCATTAACAAATTCTTTTACTTGTTGTTCTGTTAAATATTCCGTAAAAACATAATCTGCGTTTTCTGGTTTCTCAAACATATTATCTGTTTGTTCATATGAAGAACCTTCAGCAGCAGGACCATTAACACTTTGTGATTTTTGAACAGTATCTAACCAAATAATAATATCAGCACCAAATTGTTCTCGACTTTTTTCTGTAGGTGCTACAAAATCACAAACAACACGTCTACCATTTGAGGTTTCAAAATCACTAAATGTTTTCATTCTATTTGCTTGTCTTAACCTACCGCTTTCTGTAAAATCCCAATCATTTGCGGCTTTACGAATAACATCCGCATTAAACCAAGCACAATTATCAATATACTTTACCAGTCTTTCTGCTAACCATGTTTTACCAGCACCAGGTAATCCCATTACTAATATTTTCATTCGTACTCATCTCCATCTGGATCTTCCCATTCATCGATATCTGATTCATAGGCTTCTGCTCCACAAAAAGGACAGTATTCGATATTTTCTTCTTCACTTATAATGATATAATCTGTTCCACAACTATAACATGATACTTGTTGTTTTTGTTTTTCCATGTTTGCTCCTTATGCCCACACTTCATCCCAGGAACCTGTTAGTGCACCTTTCGCATAATCTGTGGCTCTATTCTCAAAAAAGTTTGTATGTGTTGGGGCGTTAATCATTGCCTCTACCCAAGGTAAAGGATTGTTTTTGATTTTAAAGATACCCTTCATACCCATCGAGATTAATCGACGGTCGGCAATGTAACGGATATATTCTTTGACTTCTGTATCACGTAGACCTTCAACTTTTCCCATTTGAAATGCTAGGTCTACAAACTTATCTTCTAACTCTACCATCTTCGTTGCAATAGAATAGATTTGACTCTTTGTTTCATCTGTCCAAATTTCTCTGTTCTCTTCAACATATGTTCGAAACAGTTTAATGATACCTTCAGCATGCATCGTTTCATCAACGATTGACCAAGTGACAATCTGACCCATACCTTTCATCTTACCGTGCCGAGGAAAGTTTAGTAACATGATAAAGGAACTAAACAAAGCAAGACCTTCAGTGAATGCTGAGATAGCAGCCATCTTTACAGGAAGAATAGCACCATTATCTACTTTAGAAACAAAGTACTCGTGCTTTTCTCTCATCGCATCATATTCTAGAAACTCGTTATATGTAGTATCTGGCATACCTAAAGATTCGATTAGATGTGAGTATGCTGCGATATGCAATGCTTCACGAGCAGCAAATCCAGTTAACATCATACGAACTTCTGGTTGTGGAAACGCTGGTAAATAATTCTTTACATAACCACCAGCAACATCAATATCTGATTGTGTAAAGAATCGAAAGATGTTTGTAAGAAAATATTTCTCTTCTGTTGATAGTCTATTCTTCCAGTCTTTTACATCTTCAATCATCGGAACTTCTGAATGAAGCCAGTGACTCTGTTCATGCTTTAACCAAAGGTCGTAGCAAAAAGGATATTTGAATGGCTTGAAGTAATCTCTTTCATCTTGTAGTTTGAGACTATCGTGTTTTTTTTGATTAAATTTACCTGACATTTATTTTA